TTAATCATCTCTTTCTTCCATCCTGCTTGTGCATTAAATCAAATGCTTGATATATACTCATTATAGAGCCCCTAAGTAAGTTTTTTTAACTTCTGTTGAGTTCACTAAATCAAAACAAGTCTCATAGCTATATAAACTATCATAATATTGAAGCTCGAAATATGGCTCATATTCTGCTTCTCTATCATGCTCTTCTATTACTATTACTTTGTTTATGTTTTCTGTGTCTGATACAAATACCATATCAATAAAGTCAACGGCCTCATATAAATAAACTTTAGTGTTCATACTCTCTCCTTTATTTAATCATATAATATACTATAACCGATATAAAAGTCAAGTTAAATATGTAATTGAATAGTTGAACAGGATCTTTGTCTTTTTTAATGACGTATATCATGGAGAATAGCTCACCAAGCCCCCACAACGCTATAAAGGCCACAGAATAGCCGCTAGCGCTGTCTTTCTCTATTACATCCAACATAGCTGGAAATCCACATAATGATAATAATATGGATCCAATGATTCCTATATATTTATTCATAATTAGGCCAGACAACTCCACCTCTTAGTTTTTTTAATAGTCTTATAACTTTCTCAGTTTCTGTTACTGATAGCTTATCTGATCTTAGTTTATTACAATTACCACAACATGGTAGTACGTTATCTTTGTTGTAAGGAAGGTCATTATCAATTCTATCTAAGCCAACTCCAGAGTATCCTATAGTTCCTCCGCAGTAATAACATTTTCCGTTCTTAAATATCTCAGAAAATTCGTCTAAAGTTATATTAAACTTTCTTTTTGGGTTGTCTCTTACTTTTGCTCTAGTGCACGCTGCCTTTGATCTTGAATATCTTCTACCTATTTTATTCGTAACCTCGTTGGGAGTTCTATGAAATTCCTTAGTACAAGTGCTGGAGCAGAATAGAATTCTACAATCGTTTTTATTGGCCCTGAATGCTTTTTCACAGTACTTACAATATTTAAACGTAACCTTTGAGAATTTGTAAAGAGTGCGGTCTATCTTAGAGCACTCGACTCTGGCTTTTTGTAGTTTAATTAGGTCTGCGCATTTCTTGCAGTTTCCAGAGCGTATTTTTAATTCTCCACTGCGGACTCTGATTTCATTAACTATGCATATCTTACATTTAAAGATATATAATCTCTTTCTCCCTCCTGCATTTTTATGCTTAGGGTACGAAAAATCTACTCTTATTGCGTTTTTTTTATCTAACATAATGACTCCCTATTCTCATATTCCGCAAACGCCATTTTTACACTCATCCTCTGTTTCTTCAAATACTTTATTTTCATTATCCATAGCTTCTTGTAGATCTACTCTAGTTAATGGTTGTCCGTTTATGGCTCCATCTGGGTAGCAAGTAAATCCTCTAAGCCTCTTGGCGTATCTTAAAAGTAGTTTAGAGTTTTTCTCTATTGTTTTTTCATTGTTTTCTTCTGATCCCCAAGGAGGTAAATTACAGGTGCTAGATATTGACATGTCTATGTAATTTTGAACATCTGCTTGGAACTTAACTCTTTCTTTGAATCCAATATCATATGCGTCTTTTATGTCTTCTATTTTAACGCCCTGTTCTAGTAGTCTCTTAACGGCCCCGTCAACAACATATTGATATACCCATTTATTTTTTTCATTTAGATACCTTCTTTTATATGATTTACAAAACAAAGGCTCTATTCCCGTAGTAGTCTCAGCTAATAGTCCAATAGTTCCTGTAGGTGCTATAGCTCTTACTCCTTTTGGTACAGATACTCCCAGCTCTTTAGCTCCTATGAACGCAGCACTATCCGACTCTTGCTCATATAAACTTAGCCACTTATGTAATTCAGGAACTACTTCGTATTCTTTTCCTCTTACCATCAGCCATTCATGGATGCCGCCAAGACCTAGTCCTATTCTATTGTTTCTTATGCCTACTTCTTTTATCTTGTCTGTAGGAGTATCGCTATATATTCCTCCACATAAAAGAAATAAGGTAGCTAATTCTGACGCCTTAGCGAAATCTTCTTTGTTGTCAAATCTATTAATCCATAAAGTACCTAAGTTACATTTATCGGAATCGTCTTCGCTAACGACCTCCGAACAAGCGTTCCTGAGGCTTTCGTTATCTTTTCTAAAGTTAAAAGACATTCCAGGTTCAGCCGTTGAGAATGCTTGAACGCAATTCAGTTTCCATATTTCTTTTGCTAATTTATGCTTGTCATGTGTTTTATTTTTCATAGCAATAAAGAACTCTGTATCATATATCACAGATATATTAGTTAACTCCATAGAAACGGGAAAAGTAAAATCCTTATCTTTTAGGGCTTTTATATCCTCGCTTCTATCTTTACTATGTATGAATTTCTTAATATCAGGATGAGACCAATTTAATCCTGCCCAAATAGCAGATCTTCTAGATCCTCCTTGCATTATATATCTTCCTGATTCGTTTACCATGTTAACTAATGCCATAGGGCCTGTAGAAAATCCGCCTGTTCTTTTTATCTTAGCTCCTTCTTCTCTCAAAGAAGAATAGTCTACTCCTATCCCTCCCCCAGACATTAGGGCAGATGTTGCTTTATGTAGTGTATCAGCCCAGCCTTCTCTAGAGTCTTCGGCCCTAAACAAGAAGCAATTATTAACTTGATGTAGCTGCCTCCCTGCTGAGTATAGGTACCTTCCTCCTGGTATGAACTTTCTTTCTACCATTAATTTATATATCTCTTCTTTTGTTTCTGAATCTAATAATTGTCCACATACGTTAGCAACAACCCTGCTGCAAGTATCTGCCCATTTTTCAACCCCATCCATTGAATACTTTTGTAAGTAAATATCTTGAGCAAATTTAGATGAGAATACGTCATATTTTGACATTAAGCCTTCCTTTATTTTTTAAATTAATCAACATGCTTGCGAATATATAATATATTATGAAATGGATAAAATGTCAATACCAAATCTTTCATAAAAGTATCATATCCCTCAACCCCATCCTTCTTTACTTCTCCAAGCTTAACAATCTTTGTAGTCCCGTTTGTGAGCCTAATCCAAACTTTATCACCTTGTTTTGCTGATGCTATCATTACTCCTCCTTACCGTAGTTTCCTATAGAATTTCCTATAGTATAGTCAGATCCTGCGAACTCTTTAAACTCATACATCTCATAATAAGATATAGAGAATCTTTTACCACTTATTACTTCTCTAACTAAGCTAACTGGCAGTAAGTCATTATCGTACCAATTGAATTCGATCTCATAGATCACTTTGGCTTTTCTTCTATGGACCAATATAGCTGTTGGATAGTGATGTTGTTTTGTGTATTTATGCTTTAAGAAAAACCTAAGCAAAAAATTAGGCGCAAATAAACATGCAAATTTAATTAATAACTTTTTCATTTTGTCTCCTTTGTTCTTTTATCTATTTCTCTTTCTATGTACCATTTTGCTTTATTTAAGTCCTGAATAGCGTTGTCTTTTAAATCAGATCTCCATAAATACTTAACAGCATTGCCTAAGTTAAATCCCATATGCTCCGTTACTTCTATGCACTCTATTCCAGAAGGATGAGCTGTGTAGTGCTTTGGGTTATTTACGACATCCTCTTCCTTGTGTTTTTCTGGAAATAATCCTATCTCTGTGTATACGTCAAAACAGGGCGCACAATATGCATTTGTTCCAGGATCTCTTTTGCATCCTTTGTTTGAGCAGCTATATTTAATCAACTCTTCCTCCTAAACGAATATATATGTTCTATAATACCATTATCTACTGGCATCTGTCTACAACTAAGTTCAACTTCACTGGGCAACAATCCTGTCTCTGCTAAATAAGCTTTGCTAAAGTCATCCAGGATATTATTCTTGTTTCTTTCTAGTTCCAAAACCATATCACTTATTGATATATTTTCATGCTTTATCTCTTTTTCTGCCAACTCCATACTCCTTTTTATACTTTTCTTTTATCTCTCTTTTATATGCTCTGTACTCTTTTGTGGTCGAAAACCTGCTCTCTTCGTACAATAATCTATATTCAAATGAATCTAACTCTTGTTGCATTTTTACTTTCCAAAAAGGTATCTTTAAATCTAATTCTTTAGCTATAAATTCCATATAGTGAATTCCTGCCAACTCCTCTTCTAGAATAATCCTTCTATGCTCTAAAGATAGATCTGGCCTAGCTCCTATCATCTTTCCTTCGTTTAGAGCTGTATATGCTTCCATAGCTTCTTCGCTATCTGTTTTATCGCTATATATCCAATCCATGTGATGCCCTAGTTCGTGGAGAAATGTTAATATAACTCCTGTGACAGACTCTCCTCTCTTTGTGAATATTGTTATACTTCTGTCTAACATATTCCACTCAGCTCCGCCTACTCCTCTTTTATATTTACGAAAAAAGACTTTAATGCCAAGTCCTTCGGCATATTTCTTTAGTCTCTTTAGCTCATCGTCCATTACTCCCATAATTAACCTAAGAACACAGGGAAGCTATAATAAAAACAAGTAGGTCTATTTGTAGTTTCTACATAGTAGTTAATAGTTTGGCCTGGAGTAGAGTCAAATCCTTTTATATCTGCATAAGAATCTTGGCCGCATACAGATTCATTAATGATAATGTGGCCTCTGTTATAGCATATGAACTCATGATAATGACCTAGCCTTATCATATGCACTTGCTTCTTTAGCTGTCTCCCTCTTTTTTCTATGTGATTTAGTATTGTATTTTTTGCTGTGTTTTTTACTTCATCTCCATGTTCATATAATATGTTAGAATTATATACCTCTAATAATAAATAACTTCCTTTAGTTATAATGAACTCAACATTCTTTAGTTTATGGGCTTTTGTTAGTGCCTCTAACATTTTATAAATAATCCAAGATAGGTTATTGATTCCAGGATTATTCATTGTCTTTTTTAGTTCGCTTCTGTCGTGGTTTCCTGGTACACATGGTATTTTTATAGGAATACTTAATTCTGCTACTGGCAATAGTAAATCATAGAACAAAGA